TGAACAAGGTCGTAAAGTGGGAGAGCTACGAATGGATGCTAAAGTTCTGAAGTATTCTCACTCCGAAAACGGAGAAGACTTAGCTCTTCTTATGGTAAGAAAAAAGAACTTTGTAGATAAGAACGCTGGATTCATTTCTACTGATGAGCCCGTAGCTATTGGTAAGGAACTGTATCATGTGGGGTCTCTCTTAGGACAGCAAGGTTCTAACTCCATGACACGAGGAATTATGTCTCAAATTGGGCGTGTTTTAAACTTAGGTAGTGGAGATGGTGTTATCTTTGATCAAACAACTGTAACAGCCTTTCCGGGCTCCTCAGGGGGCGGTGTGTTCCTTACTGAACGTGGGGGTGACGACGCAGGAAAGTACGTAGGAATGTTGGTTAGAGGCGCAGGAGAAACCTTTAATTTTATCGTTCCCGTAAGACGAATGAGAAAGTGGGCACGTCAACAAGGAGTCCTATGGGCTATGGATGAGGCCGTTGCGACGCCTTCATACACAGACATCCTGCAACTTCCTATTGAGGGAGCAAGTGCTTCATCAGTGGCTAAGGGTGAGAAGAAATCTATTAGTGAAGATTCTGAGAAGTTCCCAACCCTAATCCAAATGCGCGAGAAGCCTCAGTCAAATGCAAGTGAGTGATTTAGACGGTAATATTTATAAGTGGAAAACATCTGCTAGTTTAGCAATGACAAACAACTCACGTCCTCGATCTCAATTACACCTCACGGCGAGATCGTTACTTAAAAACTGCTATCCTACTGTTTTGTTATGTGAAGAAGTTCCGGTAAGACTTCGACAGACTAAAAAAGTATTCGTAGATTTTTACATCAACACTATTAAGACAGTTATTGAAGTGCATGGCGCGCAGCACTACAGTTTTAATAGTTTATATCATACATGCGCTCAAGACTTCATAAGCCAAAAACAGAGAGATAGAGAGCTAGAAGAATGGTGCGTCTTGAACGGTCTTATTTATATCGAACTACCTTTTAATGAAAATAAAGATCAATGGCTACTGAGAATACAGCAAAAGAACGACTAGAGAAGCTCGATGAGATCTTAGATGCTTACGAAACTGATCTAGGAATTCCTAAGTATACAAAAGCATTCTATGATGATTCTACTCAGCAATACCTAGAGCTTTCACGGGATCAAATTGAAAAGCTTACTCCTGATAATTGTGCCGAAGCTGCTTTGCTATTAGCGTCCTTATCTTTTCATTTACAAAGAAGTTATAATCGAGAACTTGCCCGTGTTAACTGGGCTACTCAAATATTAAAAACAACATTGTCGGGAAGGGAACAACAATACAAGGGGTCTTGGGAAAGTCAATTTAATCAAGCTGTTAAGGAAGATAGCTACGCAACAAAGATAGAACAAATTAAAAGATATGCTCAACACCGAGCGGATAGATTGACATATCTCGCCTCTTCGGTTAAAAACATCAGTGATATTTTTCTCAGCGTTCAAAAAGCAAAGGCTTTTAAACATGGGCAATAAAAAAGAACTAAGTGAAATGTTAGAAAATCTATCTCCTGAAGAGCTACAGTCTCTAAGTAAGCTTTTATCACAGGTATCTAATAAATCAAGTAATAGAAAGCGAGGAAGAGGCACACGGAAGAGAAAAAAGAGATCAAAACCACCCCTGTCTAATAAGGGAGGCTTCATGGATGGGGTTCAATTATCTTCTGATGAAAGAAGAGAAATAGATGAAGCTTCTAAGTCAGATAAGAAAATGGGTCTTGACAAACCCAAAACAGAGAGTACAATTCCAAAGGGCCCAACGTTTCAAAAGGTATCGATCAAGTGCATGTCATGCGGAAAAGGATTTGAGGTTGCGCCTGCGCTAGTTCCTCCCGAAAGTAGTCGTTTTAAATGTAACACATGTTCCTGCAGTGCAGGGTAAAAAGGAGAAACTTTATGGATTTAAAAACGATGATAAGTGGATACAATAACTTCTTAAGACTTTTAATAATGCTGCTACTTATGACAGCTAGCTATTGCTTTGGACGAGTTCAGAGAGATGTGGACATTGCAAACTTAACAACAGAAGTGACCGAGGGGTTTGCCAATCAAGAGATAAAAGCGATTTACGAATTACTTTCGGCGTCTGCTTTTACCTCTCGCGCCAATATGAACTTGGCTGCTAAAACGAATCACTACATTACTCATCCACAAGGACGTGACGGTCGCCCTCCCAATACAGCTTGTGAAGAGTGCTGGCAAGAATTTTCATACGTAGTTGAAAATATGCCTAAGATGGACCCTCCTAACGAAGCATACTTTGACGCTTTTTATCGTCAACGATACAAGCAATGGAAAAAACTACGTGAGGAACAAAATAAATGATGTTATCTGACGCGCCTGCTGAACGTGCGATCCTTGCTGGAGTATGTCGCTATGGCTCAGAGGCTTACTATGACGTTGCCGATCTTATAGATGTAAATAGCTTTACTATAGATTCTAATTGTATGATTTATTCATGTCTAAAACATGTTATGGATAAGGACGATAATGTCTCTATAGATCTACCTATAATCCTATCCGCCGCTAAAGAAATAGGATTACACGACTTGGTTTCTAATAGAGAAGAGGTTCAACATCTTTCTGCTATCATGAATTTTCCAGTACTTATGGGGAACGTTCGTAAGATGGCAGCTAAGGTGCGCAAGTTACAAATTGCACGTATGATGTACGAGCAGCTAGAGTCCACCAAAGAGAAGTACTCTCACGTAAAAGGTGATGAGCCAGTATCTCAAATCTTAGGCATTGCTGAAGAATCTATTTTTGATTTTACATCTTTATTGACTGACAATGACGATGCTCCTCAAAAAGTTTTTTCAGATGTAGAAGATAGGCTCGATGAGCTTTCTGCCAATCCTCTTGACCAAGTAGGAATTCCTACAGGGTTCGGACGGTACGACTTTGCAATTGGAGGAGGTTTGCGTAAAGGAACTGTAAATGTTATTGGGGCCAGACCTAAAACTGGAAAGACTTTGTTTGCTGAGAATGCAGGTATTTATATGGCCCATAAGCTAGGTATACCTGTTTTAAATCTTGATACAGAAATGATGCGTAAGGACCATCAAGATCGTGGTATCGCGATGCTAACAGAGGTTGCAATCAATGATATTGAAACTGGTAAGTTTGCTTCTAATAGCTATAAGAATCAAAAGATAAGAGATACCGCTGAGAAAGTAAAAGATATTCCCTATTATCACAAGTCTATCGGAGGAAAGCCATTTGAAGACCAGCTTTCTATCATGAGAAGATGGCTTGCCAAAGAAGTCGGTCTTAATGCTCAGGGTAAAGCTAATGATTGCGTCATTGTTTATGACTACTTGAAAATTATGGAATCTTCAGAGATAAAAGGAGACTTAAAAGAGTATCAACTCTTAGGATTTCTAATGACATCCCTACATAACTTTGCTATTCGTTATGAAGTTCCTGTATTAGCATTTGTTCAGCTTAATAGAGATGGAATTAATAAAGAATCTACCGATACTGCTAGTGGATCTGACAGAATCATATGGTTGTGTTCCAACTTTAGTATTTATAAGTCCAAGTCTGATGAGGAGATTGCTAAAGATGGACCAGAGAACGGCAATAGAAAGCTTGTTCCAGTCATCTCTCGTCACGGAGAGGGGTTGTCAGACAAGGATTATATTAACATAAACATGATTGGTAAGTATGGTAAAATTGTAGAAGGCAAAACAGCTTTTGAACTAGAAGATGGTACTGATTATAGCGAGCAATTGGAAAATGGTAATGACGACGTCCCCTTCGCATGATGCGTATAAATATAAAGATCAGGCAAAGCTTAACGCCTTAACAGCTACTGCTGTTCAATATATAGACAAGATCTATGAGTATATGGATACTGAAATTGAATATAAAAATGAAACTTTTATTAAATCTAGATGTTTTATTCATGGAGGAGATAATCCAACTGCCTTAAATCTCTATCCTAATGGAGATATTCGAGTTCATTATAAATGCAGGACTCATGAATGCGAGGAAGTTTTTGGGTCGTCTTTGATTAGTCTTGTTAGAGGAGGACTTTCACGCTTAAAATACGGCTGGAAAGTTAAAGGAGATAGAGAAGCTACCTTTAATGAAACTGTAGAATTTTTACTTGAATTTACTAGACAAGACTTTGACAATTTAAGTTCACGCAATTCAAGCCTAGACGGAGACAAACTCAGATTTTCTTCTTTAGTTAATGGTTTTACGATGCCCTCTCAGCAAAAAGAAGGCATTCAAAAAGAGTTTTATAGAAGTAAAGTGGAGATTCCTTCTCAATATTACTTACAAAGAGGATATTCTATTGAAATATTGGATAAATATGACGTGGGAACATGTAAAAGACCTAAAAAATCACTATATGAGCGCGCTGTTGTTCCAATTTATGATGACGGTGGAGATATTATCGTGGGATTTACCGGTCGTAGTATCTTTGGGGAGTGCTCGCAATGCAAGCATTATCACGATCCTGAAAAAGAATGTCATTTTTTTCCAAAATGGAAGCATACAGCGGGGTTCCAGAAGGAAAACTGCTTGTATAATTACTGGTATGCGAAAGAGCACATTTTGCAAAGTGGAGTGGTAGTTTTAGTAGAATCACCCGGCAATGTGTGGAGACTCGAAGAAGCAGGAATTCATAATTCGGTAGCAATTTTTGGAGCCCATTTAGGACCCAATCAAAAGAAGCTTATAGATTCATCAGGAGCGTTTTCAATTGTATGTTTATTAGATAATGACGAAGC